ATAAAGCAATGGTTGAGTAAACCAGAACCTTATTTCGGTGCGTGTGGTTGCTTGGGACCACGAGATGGCGAACCTTTTTGTAGATGTAGAATGAAAATGGTTGAGAAGGTAGATAGTAAATGGTATATTATCACCGAGCATCGTTCGCCCGAAGGTATCACGCATACTGCTGAGTTAGTTGTGACGGAAGAAGAAAAAAAAGCAAAGTATGAATCTTTGACTTATAAAGAAAAGTTGATGGTAAAATACGGAAGGATGACACTGTAGACTTCTGGAAAGGTAAGAGAGAACTATGACCCATGAACCTCTATATAAAGTAGAACTTGTTAGAGAACGACCCTGGCAAGTTTGGGGAGTATATCAGCGTGACTTTGGTTCTGCTGGTGGTTGGGTGTTGTTGAAGACATATACAACAGAAGAACAAGCGGAAGAATATATTAGGAATCTAAAATGAGTTATAGTGCATCAACACCATTTGAAATATTGCATCACTCGTTGGCGGATGCATTGCATGTTCGGATTGGTAATATCAGCTACCAGTATAAGAACTGGTATGAAAGCAAAAAGCAAGGTGTGGACGTTTATGAGCAAAAGACCCGTCCTGCTTATATAGGAGATGTGTCTATTGATATGTTTGAACAGACATGGAGTGATACTTCTCTAGGATTTGGTGGTGTAGCTGGTCAGGCATTCACATCTGCTTATACTGTCGTATTGTTCTGTGCGGAAACGCAACATTATTATGTATATCATGGTGGCCGTCATGCTTATACAGTAAATGTCCTTTTACAGTCAGAAAAAGGTCGAAAAGCATTTGGTGACGACTTGGCTGGTCGATGCCTTGTTGGCTGCACGAATCAGGCGAAATACCGATGATAACTGATTACATAAGACAGATAGTATATAACGAAGGTTGTCGAGCATTTTTAGAAAACGTTCTTTGTATGGATAATCCATATGAAGGTAATAGTGATGAACTATACTATCTTTGGGATGATGGTTGGTGGGATATGTTTTATGAGGATGAAGCACGATGAATATTTTCTACATCGACCATAATCCTCAAAAGTGTGCCGAGTGGGCAGTTGATTCTCATTGTGTCAAGATGATCCTTGAGAGTGCCCAACTCTTGTCTACTGCTCACCGGGTGCTTGATGGTGTAGAGTATATCGATAAGACTAAGACTGGTCGCAATGTAAAGCGTTGGCGCCTTCCTGATGATCGTGATACAGAACTATACTCCGCCACTCATATCAATCATCCGTCGGCTGTGTGGTGTCGTGAGTCTAATAACAACTACAACTGGCTGTGGTGTTATCTAGATGAACATTGTAAAGAATATACATATCGGTATGGCAAATATCACAAAGTAGAAACTTCTGGTCTGTTACAATATCTTTTTGCTACACCAAAAAATATTCCTCTTTATCCTTTCACTCAACCTACACCAGCCATGGATACTAAATACATCATATCAGAAGATGCGGTAATCAACTATCGCAACTATTACAAGTATGGCAAGGCACATCTTCATCGTTGGAAAAACCGTGAAGCTCCTGAATGGATTTCGGCATGAAAAGCAAGATTCTAACTACATCCACAAACGATTATATCGAAATCTATGATGACGTTTTTGATGCTGATGAAATGGTTCGATTTCACCACTTTGCATTCGACTCTCTTTATCATCCAAAAGGTACGTCACTAAGACTATATGAGTCTCGAAAAGACTTTTTTCTTCGATCCAGTTTCTCGGAACAGGACTTTATAAACTTCGGTCTAACAAAGAGTCCTAACTATGAAAGACTGGTAGAAGAATACGACATAAGGTTCAATCCAAAGAACTATTGGATCGTCTTATCCACACATTTGTCAGAATATACGTACCATCCAGACTCATTACATAAGGGTAATAAGAGTCTATTGTATTATATCAATACACATTGGGAAAAGAACTGGGGTGGTGAAACTCTATTCTGTAATAGACATGGAGAGGTAGAACTTGCCGTTGAGTTTAAGCCAGGTCGAATAGTAATGTTTGATAATCACATACTACATAAGCCTGCGCCTATGACTGTTAGTGCTATACCATATAGATTCACCTTTGTTGCATCAACGTAAATACTAAATACATCATATATTTCTAAGGGGAAGTGAATTGCGAAACTATACATGGGAAAACAAAGAAACTGGTGAAGAACATACTAACTCTATGACAATCGCCGAGAGAGACGAATACGAAAAGAACAATCCACATCTAAGACAAGTCCTGCGCCACTTTACAATGGTAGATTCAGTTACCATCGGAGTTACAAAACCGCCAAGTGACTTCCAAAAATATGTTCTTGGTAGAGTCAAAAACTCTGTTCCTGAGGCAAATGCCGTGGCTAACAAGCGTTGGGACATTCCCAAGGAGATTTAGCCTGTCAGAAGAAAACACCAGACAACCTTCTAAAAAGTTTAGAGGTCGTGCCCGTAAAAAGGCATTGACCTCTTTTTGCTATGATGATGTGACTAACGATAACAAAAAAGGTCAATATATGTCACGTAAGAATAGAAGAAATAGCAAGCAACAAAATCAAAATCAAAACTTTGAGGAGAACAATCATTTTGCTTTGCGTCATATCAATCCACTAACAGTAAACCAGCAAAGAGTGTGGGACGCATACAATAATGAATCTAATCTCATGTTGCATGGCTATGCCGGTACCGGTAAAACCTTTCTATCAATGTATCTTGCACTAAAGGAGGTCCTAACCAGCGACATATATAAGAGGGTCGTTATCATCCGCTCAGTTGTTCCATCCAGAGACATGGGTTTTCTACCTGGAACAGAAAAACAAAAAGCGGAAGTATATGAACAACCCTATCAAGAAATCTGTGACAATCTATTTGGTCGTGGAGATGGATGGCGCATACTGAAACTAAAGAGACTTGTCGAGTTTACAACAACATCGTTTCTACGTGGCACTACGTTTAATGATTCAATCATCATTGTTGACGAGTGCAACAATATGAACTTTCAAGAGATTGATACAGTTATGACTCGTATTGGTAATAACTCTAGGATCATTTTCTGTGGAGACTATCGCCAAGCGGATCTACACAAACCACATGATAAGACAGGTATCAAAGAGTTGATGGCAGTTACTCGCCGTATGCCATCATTTGAGCATATTGAGTTTGGTATTGAGGACATTGTCCGCTCTGGTGTCGTGAAAGAGTATATCATTCAGAAAACTGAAATGGGATTATAACTAAATAACAGGTGGAAGTGCAATGCTTCCACCTTTTCACTTGACAATTCAGTAAAGGTGATATATAATGAACACATACCATGAAAACTTTTAAACATTTATACAACGATCCAATCCTCTGTGAACTGAAAAGGGAAGAATATAATGGCAAGCGATATTACATATCTCCAACAGGCAAGAGACTTCCCTCCGTTACTACCTTCTTATCCCATTTTAAAGGTGACGCCATCCAAAAGTGGCGCAAAAAAGTGGGGGAAGAAGAAGCGAATAAAATATCAGCAAGAGCAAGCCGAAGAGGTACTGCGGTACATTCAATTATGGAATCTTATCTCGCTAATGAGGAAAGGTCTGTCTTCCTAAACGATAATGTAATGCCTGATGTCAAGTTTATGTTTCACATTGCAGAAAAAGAACTCGACAAGGTAGACAATATACATTATATTGAAACTATGCTATACTCGGAAGTCGTTGGACTCGCTGGACAATGTGACTTGATAGCAGAGTGGGAAGGCACCTTATCCATTATTGATTGGAAAACATCCACCAAACTGAAAAAGGAGGAATGGATCGAATCATACTTCCTTCAGGCTACTTGTTACTCATTAATGTTTGAAGAAATGACAGGCATTCAAGCCAAACAAATTGTCATATTCATATTGGTAGATGGAGAAACCAAACCACAAATCTTTATAAAGAATAGGCGAGATTATATACCTCTACTAGCACAAAGATTGAAAGAATATAGAAATGCTAACTCAGTCTAAACTAAAAGATATTCTGGATTATAATCCAGAAACCGGTGAATGGCGATGGCTAAAAACATTAGCAAATAGGGCTCAAGCGGGATCGCTGGCAGGATCTATAAACAGAGAAGGATACAGAATTATTTCCATCAATAAAAAGAAGTATCAGTCATCGAGACTTGCTTGGTTGTTTATAACAGGAGATTGGCCTGAGATTGAAATAGATCATATTGATAGAAACAAAAGCAACGACAAAT